TCCCCGTAACCTAACAAAGGAAAAACCAAATGAACCCATCTCTAAAATCACCCGAAAAGGTGTTGGCACTACTATCACTCTTGATAGTTCTATCATCAGGAGCGGTTGCAGTAGCAGTAGAGAGTAAAGTCCAAGAGGTTGTCGCAACAGAGCAAGTGGCAACAGAAGCAAGATCAGTAGTGGAGCCAGTCAAGAAGACTAAGCCTCTTTCCTACTTTGAGAACAAGACAAGCCTTACCGACATCGAATTGGTGTGGCTTTTGGAAGCAGTTGGCTTTGAAGGTCAAGACCTGAAAGAAGCTTGGGCTATCTCCAAGAAAGAAAGTAATGGTCGTCCCCTAGCCTTCAACGGCAACACACTCACAGGAGATAACTCTTACGGCATATTCCAAATCAATATGATTAACACGCTTGGTGAAGATCGTAGAACAAAGTTTGATTTAGATCATAATGCGGATCTCTTTAACCCAGTTAAGAACGCTCAAATTGCTATGCATATGAGTAATGGTGGAAGCGACTGGACTTCTTGGCATATAGGCAAAGACGCTTATACTAGTACTAGTGGAAAGCACTATGCCAAGTTCAAAGAGTGGCTTGGCAAATTCCCCACAGAAAAGAAGTGAGACTATGAGCGAGCAAGAAAACCTTATGCCGTTGCTTGGTTCTGTAACACCTTCAACTAATGAGCAAGCGCTCGCAGTTGAGCCAGAGCCAGTAGCGATCAGAGAAGAACCAAAGAAAGACAAGAAAGCACCAACCTTCCAAGTCAACCCTGAAAAGTATGTTTATCTTTCTGCATTGAAAGTAAATGCTTATGCAGGAAACTCGGAGTCAGTTAAGGCAGTTCAGTTGCGGTTAAGTGATCTAGGCTTTTCATCAGTAATGAATGATAAGTTTGGTCGTCTAGAAGAAGGATCAGTCGAAGCAATTAACGCTTTCAGAAAGTCTAAAGGACTTGATGAGTGCGGTTGCTTTGATGAAGAAGTCTTGGCTTATCTCTTTCAAGGTGAGAGCGTTGGAGTTCTCCCTTAAATAAGTACAACAAAAAACCCCCTGCCTTGCGGTAGGGGGTTCTTTGCTTTAGGGGTTTATGCTTGGGAGAAAAGGTCTAGTAACTTCTTTGCATATTCAGGATCAAGACCAAGTTGCTCGCCGTCTTCATCATAACTTCCTGCGATAACAACATCACCGAGAATGAAATCAGGAAAGTTTGGGAAGTTAGCCAACCAAATCTCAGTTGCTCTTTCATTCATTGGAAGACCTTGCAACTTGCCTTCTTCATTCATAATAAGGGTGTATCCACTTTCAAGAGTCTTTGCTTCAATAAGACCCCCAACTGCGGTTTGAAGTGTAAGTAGTTCATTGCTATCTGCCGATAGATCAATGATAGAAGCTTTACCTTGTGCGGTTAGTTTAATTGCTGTCTTCATTTTATTTCTCCCTATTGTGGTACTTGGTTTCCCACTACCGAAATAATAGATTACTTTCCTGCATTTTGCAAGACTAGGGGGATCTTTGTGCGGTGTGTCTAAAAAGAAAAAACCCCCCGAATAATCGAGGGGCTTTCCTTTATCTTGTTAGACTGTAATAGAGTTTTGATGTTTGCGGAGATACTCTGCATCTGCATCTGTATCTTCTTCCTGCGGGTGATCTAGAACTAGATCTAGTATTTCTTGTGCGGATAGTTCACGATGCGGTAATCCTCTAGTTTCTTCTTGAACTACTACCTTCTCAATAGGTGCGGTTGCCCCTAATAGAAGTTCACGAACTTGAGCCTTTGTATCAATGATGTAGTAGTAAGTAGTTCCCTTAATTGTTACTGCAGTTCCATATGCTGGCACTTGCTTCTCCCTTGTTCTATTGAAGCCCCTTGCTTCAATAGGTAAAAGATATACAACTTCCCTGCACTTTGCAACTATAATAGGCATATGACCAGTCAGAGTTTCTGATCTATCTCTATCTAGTTTAAAGACCTATAAGCCTCATAGTTACTAGGTAGTAAGTTACTAGGTAGTAGGTATTTATAATAGTAAGTTACTAGGTAGTAAGTTACTAGGTAGTAGAAGTATAAAAGTTTTTAAGATCTAATCTAAATTAAATTAACTATATAAATATATAAATAAAATAAATAAATAAATAAATATCCCTAGAAAATTTATAATAATAGATAAAAAAATTAATATGGCTTGTTTTAATTATGTTTTATAGCCTGATATAGATCTATTTTTGTATTTTACAGAAGCAAGATTTTATTTAGAAAAAAGGCCCGGAACGATTTTCAAAAAACAAAAAAAGCATCCGTATCCTTCTCACAGGCCAAAAGCATAAAATGGAAAGGTTCATATAAATATAGCTGTCGTACAAGATTAGGTCCTCATCTTCTCGTACACCCCTCCAGAGATTCTGTACAATAGGAACATGTTGAATCCACCTAAACTCCCCATCGAGGAGGTTATTTATATCTCGACGCTCACACGCTCAGAGATGGAGTCCCGCCTTCGTGCTTTGTGGAAATCAGGCTGGTCTTTAGGTGTAATAGGGAACTCTCTAAGCCCAGCGGTTCCTAAGACCACTATTCACTTCTGGGTCCGTAGATCTGTCGATGTGAAGCAGTTGCGAGCAGTCCCTCTGCCCCCTCCAAAGTCTCTTACTACCTCTGTACCCACCAAACACGCCCCACGCCTTCGCTCTGTCTCTCCGGGTGTCCCTCCCGAGCTAAGAATCCGTCTCAGGGAGCTTTCGGCTCTATCAAAGCGCTACAGGGCTAAAACAGCCCCGTCTAGTCCTCTTGCTCTAGCCAACGACGAGCTCACTCAGATTGCAAGGCAGCTTAGAAACCGTGGAGTGCCTACAGCGACCATCGCAGAAGCCGCTGGAGTCACATACAGGGCTATGGCAAGGCGGTTGAGCAAGTGAGTCGTCTCTACAAGACAAAAACAGGAACTTACAAGGACACCGAACTCGTTGTGGTGGTCTGGAGAAACCCTAAAAAGTCTAAAAGGCCTCAGTCACGGTCTTTAGAGACTATGTCTGCCCCTACTTCAAGATTTCCCATGGCATTTCCTCTCCTTGCTCTTAAAGAACACTATGCGTGGAAAGAAGCAAAGCACGTTAAGAGCTCAGATGATTTCGATAGCAGTATTGAAAGCAGTTCTAGGCAGTTCCCTCTTATCTTAGATCTACAACTAGCAGCTACTGCTTTAGGGTGGAATGATTTCTATGTCCCAGATGAATACACAGAGTTTGGATAAGCATTGAGAGCAATAGCAGATGTCTTTCCAGCTCTTTTGTGGATCGCTCCTCCTGAATCAGTTGCTTTAGATGAACTTGTAATTCCCGGACCTTCTCCAGAAGGGACTCGAAAGGTAGATAGGGTTCGAGTTGTTCTTATGGGGGATTTAGTTCTTGTTGCACAAGACTCTCCAGAAGGACCAAAGCTAGTATTTAAAGAAAAGTTTGTCCATAAGCACATTGAAGGAAAGCTCCACACAGTCCTAACCGAATCTGGAAAGGTTCTAGCCTTTATAAAAGATTCCAACTGCGGATGTGGGTCGCGTCTTAGGACTTGGAACCCTTACGGACAGAATAGCTCTGTGTACTCGAGTGAGGATCCCCAAGAATGAATGATATGAGCATTTTTCAGTTTACCCTTTTAGGACTAGCCACCTACAGAATTACTAGGTTAGCTACCCGCGACATGATTACAGCCCCCTTACGCAATGCTTTTTGGAAGAAGTTCCCCCCAGAGTCTTCACGTTTAGGTTATCTATCCACCTGCGAGTGGTGTCTTAGTTTTTGGACAGGATCAGGGTTGGTAATCTCGGCTATCATTATTCCAACAGTAACCTACATAGTCGCTACAATATGTGCTGTATCTGCTATCGCTGGTTTGTTGACTGCATATGAAGACAAGTAATACTTCATATTCCGCAACTGAGATGACAAGGAGTTTTCGTGGGTATCTTTACCAATGACGAAGTAACACGTTCATCTTCAGGGCCTCAGCAAACAAGTAGCAACAAAAACCAGTCAACAATCTCATCTGTATTTACTAATAGCGTTCCGCAGTCTAGTTATTCAACTCCTAGAACTCTTACAGCAGCTGCAGCTCAGATTAAGATTAATGACAAGGGTGAGTTCGAGCAGTTCAGAATTCGTCGATCAGCTGGATCGAGTGCATGGCAAGCAGAAGCTTGGGAATATTACGACGCAATCGGTGAAATCAAATACGCATTTAATTTAGTTGCATCAGTTGTATCTCGTATTCGTATCTATGCCGCAGTAGTTGATGACCCATCAGAGACTCCAATCTCTGTTCGTCAATCAGAACTAATTGATGATCGTCTGGCAGCTGCTTCAGAGCGTGCACTTGCACGACTCAACTCCGCATATGGTGGACAAGCTGGTCTTCTTAAAGATGCAGCACTTAACCTTTCAGTTGCTGGTGAATGTTATCTAGTTCAAATGCCAGCACGCCCAGCATATAATCTTCCTGAGTCTTGGGATATTCGTTCTGTAGACGAAGTAACAACAGATCCAAAAGGTGGATTCAATGTTATTGGTCGTCGTGAGCAAACCACTACTACACAAGGTGGGATCGATAAAAATTCAAAACTAGGTAACAATGCATTTGTAGGACGCATCTGGCGTTCACACCCACGCTACTCAGATGAAGCAGATTCATCATTACGCGGACTTCTAGATCTTTGTGCAGAGCTTCTTCTCCTCAACAGAACGTTCCGTTCAACTGCACGTTCTCGTCTAAATGCTGGTGCTCTTTATCTTCCAGACGGACTTTCTGTTGCTGCACAAGCAGATGGTGATTTCCCTTACGATTCCGAAGACGGTATCGGTCCTAACTTTACTGCTGAAGAGGCAGAAGATGAATTTGAAGAGCAGCTAATGGATGCGATGACAACTCCGATTCGTGACGAAGAGTCCGCATCAGCAGTTGTCCCTCTTATCATCCGTGGTCCTGCAGAACTTGGCGACAAAATTAAGCAGTTTAAGTTTGAGCGTTCATTCGATCCAATGCTTGCAGAGCGTTCAGATCGTGTACTAGAGCGCATTATGCAAGGACTTGATGTTCCAAAGGATGTAATCACAGGTCTTGCAAATGTCAAATACTCAAACGCTGTTCAGATTGATGAGTCACTTTACAAGTCACACATTGAACCACTAATGCTGCTCATTGCAGATGCACTTACTGTTGTATATCTTCGTCCGTACCTTCTTGCAAATGGTTTTGAAGAGACACAAGTTAACAAAATTGTTGTTTGGTATGACCCATCAGCAATTGCAACTCGTAATGACCGTGCAACAGATGCAGATGCAGGTTTTGATCGTATGGCAGTCTCTGCAAACACATGGCGTCGTGCTCACGGCTTCTCAGATGCAGATGCACCTACACCAACCGAGCTTTCAATCAGACTTCTACAAGAGCGTGGTGTCTTTACCCCAGAATTTACAGAGGCAATGCTTGCAGCAGTTGCCCCAGGAGTTATTAACACAGTTAGAGAACAGCAACAGCAATCATCAGTTGCTCCTATCTCACCTGAACTACAAGCAGCACTTGATGCAGCAAGTCAAGGTGCAGAAGCAGCAGGTATTGCAACTGAAGCCCCAGCAGAAGGGCAAGAGCAGTAATGTCTGAAGATTCAATTGATGATGTAGTTACTTCACTTGTTTCTGCAGGAGATCCTTGCTGGGATGGCTACAAGCAAGTAGGAATGAAAAAGGGTAAGGGCGGAAAGATGGTTCCGAACTGCGTACCTATCAATGCAGCAGATGATTCAGATGATTCAGAGTTTGCAGCAAAAAAGAAGCGCACAATTTCTCAGACTCCTGCTCCAAAAAAGGATCGCATTAAAGGCTCTAGCAAAAACAAAAAAGGTTCAGCATCAGGAGGGCGTAAAGTTACTTTCTCAGATGCTGTAGAAAAGTCTTTAAAGAATAAAGTTGCACAGCACAATGAAAAATCAGGTAAAGGCCGTCGTGCAACGCTAGGAATGCTTAAAGCTGTTTATCGCCGTGGTGCTGGTGCATACTCTGGTTCACATCGTCCAGGAATGACTCGTAACCAATGGGCTATGGGCCGTGTTAATGCATTTCTTAAGATACTTAAGTCTGGTAAGCCAGCAAACTCAGCATATAAGCAAGACAATGATTTACTTCCAGCTGGACATCCACGTTCAACTAAAAAATCAAACTCTATTATGGCTTCAGCAGGTTTGGTTCCCGAAGAAAGCGACTTAGCAGAAGCACTAGTCGAGATTGCAGAAACATATGGAAAATTCAATGAAGACGCCACAGGAATCTGGGCAGGATACACACCCCCAGCAGAAAACGACGTCAGAGGTATCGGAGTCAAATGCTCTAACTGTGTTTTATACATGGGTAATGGCTCGTGCAGAATCATTGAACTCGAAGTCGAGGACGAGGGTAAGTGTCGTTTCGCGGTTATCCCAGATGGGGTCGTTGATGTCGGAGTTCTCGAAGGCGAAAAACTCGGAAACGAAATCCAATCCCCCGAAGAATTAATTAATCTTGCTAATGAATGGCGTTATGAGCAAGAGCTAGGTGTTGACCTTTTAGATGAGCAAGACTATTCATCACCAGAAGAAGCAATCCTTGCTATGGCAGAGTATTCAGGCTTTGGTTACGAAGCAGAACACGCAGTTCGTGCATCTTGGCTTCGTGCAGTGCGTAATGGAGAGGATCCATTCAAGAGAGCATCACTACTCGCATCTCTAGGCTATGACAGCTTAGATGCAGACCTTCTTCCAGTAAAGGGAGAAGAAGATGGAGAATAAAATTGTTGTAAGCTCTTATAGAGCATATAGCAGTCGTGAACAAGCACGCTTCATTCGTCAAGAAGCAAATGTTTTACTTGAAAAAGCAAATGAATTTTCTACAACAAGTCGTCGAGTAAATCGTAGATCTGCATATAAGGTTCTTGCTCGTTCTCTAGAAAAAACCAGAGGGCTACCTTTCTCAATTAGAAAGCATCAAGCTCTTACAGAACTCTCTAACTATATTTCTTTAGCTAAGTACAACAAAATTGTTGGCTTAGAAGCATTTAATACAGATCTACTCCCAACTTCTCACCCACGATCAACTCGTATGAATTCAATGACTGCTTCTGCACTTGCAGAGGCACAGATGCGTTGGGTACTTGATGATCCAAGAATTAAAGATGAGACAGTAAAGAGTCTCCTTGCATCTGCAATGTTCTCTCCTATTGATTCCCCAGAGCACAAGTATTCAATGGCTCGCTTAGAGAATATGCCTCAAGGACATGTACCTGTTGAAGTTCTTCTAGCTGCTGCAAATCCTTATGCTGGTAAAAACTCTGCCGCAGCCCGCCGTGCTCGTGAGGCTGTACAGCTTTCTGACCGCTTTGAGCGCTGGATTAATATGGGAGCATCTTTAGGTAAAAGAGCTACAGATGGTTTTCGTGTTTTTGTAAAAAGAAATGACGGATCTACAAAGAGTCTTTCTGGAGAACTACTTAATCAGAATATGTTTGACCCTAACCTTGTTGATATTGAAATGGGCAAAGGTAAAGTAGCAACAGTACCTACAAAGCTTGGTGAAGGTCTTGAAGCATTCATTAAAAGCAAGGACACAGAAGATGGATACTCTCCAGTAGAAGCAAAAGTTCCTAATGGAGCACAGGTACTTCCAGAATCCAGCATCGTTGTTTCAGATGCCCCAAGTATCTATCGCAACGATGGCGGTAATAAATTTACAGATGACAAATACGACATTGTTAAATTTGATAACCCTAAGGCCGCACAAACTGCTATCTCTGATGGACAAAAAAGAGCTGCAGAGTTAGACAAGCCAGAACCAAAGCTTCTTAAAAAAGGAGAAGTAGATCCCGACTCAGGCAAACAATTTTGGGATATTGAAGAGCCAGTATTTGCAGTTTATCGTCGTGGAAAGAACACACCTCTTGCATTTGCTCAGTCTTGGAAAGATGTAAACAACGAAATCCTTCGTGATGAACCTTTCCTTGATGAAGATGAGGGACGTAAGTACACACGCCCTGAGCCTCAGACAGCAGACGACAATGTCCCACTTCTAGATCAAGCAGATGACATTCTTAAGCCAACAAAGAAGCAAGATAGTAAAAAGAAAAAGAAAGAAGTTTCTTCATTCCCATACGAAGTTCCTGATAGAGCTTACGAGCTTAATCCAAATGAAGAGTATTCCCCAGAATTTGAGTTTGATGACCCTGTAACAATTGCAAATGATCAAACTCCAGAAGAACTAGAAGATGCACTTCTTACAGCAGTAGAACCTGTTAGCGATAGCGAAAAAGCAACAGGATACGCTCCAATAAGTTTTACAGATGGACGCGAAAAAGATGTTCCTGCAGAAGCTATTGCTGCAGCAATTCGTGAGCAAGGTGGAGATGCTGAAATGGCTCTTGCACAAGCTTACGACAAAATTGCTGGAGACAATAAAAACGAGCAAGCTCTTCTTGAGTCTAGAGGAGAAAAGGCTCCTGAAGTTGAAGAAGCTCCAATTGAAGATGGCGAAATAGAGCCTTCACCTTCTGACAAAATTATTGAAGATGAAATTGAAAAGCCAGAACCAAAACCTACTACTCCTGAACCACAAGAAGTTCCAGAAGAAGGCTTAGAAGATCTCGAGGATGTTTCTGAAGATACATATGTACCTCCTTTGCTTGAAGGTCTTTCAGAAGATGAATTAGCAAAGTTTAAAGAAGATGGCGATTATCGACCATATCTTCCAAAGAACGCTGATATAGATACTCCTGAAGGACTCTACAAGTTAGATCCGAATCCAGTCGACCCTAAAGAAAACTTTACTCCAGAAGCTCTTCGAGGAGAAGCACCTGAGACTACAGCTTTAGATTTATCTGCAAACACCGTTAAAGATTTAACTAGCGAATTAAGCAATGCAATTAACGGAACTGGCGAACACGGTTTAGGTTTTGGAGAGATGCTAACCGAAGACCCTAACGGTGAATTTGTAAACTCTCCTATTCCTGCAGAAGCTATTCGTGACGCCCTTCAACTTAAGGGTAAAGATACAGATGCAATTATTGAAAAGATTAATAAGAAGGCTACAAAAGCAAAGGCAAAAATAAAGCCTCCTGCTTCCGAAGAGCCAGAAGCAGAGCCAGATACAACAGAAGAAAAGCCTAAGCCTAAAAAGGGAGCTAACTATAAGCGTGTAGGTAATCGCACCCTTCTTCGTGCTGGCAAGGGCGGAGCATTTAAAGATAAAGAAATTGCTGACTTCCTTGATGAGAATGGCTTTGAATGGACTGGAGAGCTTGAGAAAGATGGAAAAACTCTTAAAGTTAATTCAGAGTCTGCATTGCAGACCGATGAAGAGTTTAAGGCTTTTGCTCGTGAGCTCCGTGATCGCTTCGGTATTGATTTAGAGCCTCGTCCTGCAACTGCAATGTCTCCAGCTCAAGAACCAATTGATTTTGATGCACCAGCTCCAGAAACTCCAGCTCCTACATCTACACCAGAACCAGAGGCAGAAGAAGAGCCAACTCCTGAAGAAAAAGAAGAACCAAAACCACTTTCTCCTGATGATGAAGTTCGTACACCAGAAACTGCAATTCCTTGGTTCAAAGATGAAAATGGAGAACTACAGCCACAGTGGGTTGAAAGAGTTTCTGACGGAGTAATTTTTGACGTAAAAAATAATAATAAAATAGTAAGTAAGCCTCAACCTCCAATGGAGCCAACAACTGCTACAAGACCAGATCTTCCAAAAGAGCTAAGAGAAAATGATCTTCTTTTTGGAAGAAACATTCTTGGAGTTGAACCAGAAGATCAAAGACAAATTAGAGCTGAAGACGGAGCTTTGTTTGATGGAAATGGAAAGTTTGTTGGTTATGTAGACGACGCCTCATTTAATATGAGCAATCGAGAGATGGCTTCTTGGTTAAATTCTTACTATAAAAATTTAGATGCATCCAAAGCTAAAAAGCCAGAAGAACAAAATACTCTTGAATTACAAGTAGAGATGGATATTCTCGAAGAGTTACTTAAGGAAGATGATCTAGACGAGCTAGAAAAAGACCGTGTCATAAAAAGAATTAATGATATTAGAGAAGAGCTTGGTGAATCTCCATCTTCAGAAGAAGAGGTACCTAATGAAGAAGCTGTACAAGAAGCTGTACAAGAAGTTGTAGAAGAGTCTAAGACAGAGGACGGAATAGGTCCTTACGAAGGACTTCTAACAAGAATTAAGAACAAGCTAATCGAGCGTGGAAATAAGCGTTTCGGTATTAGCTCCTTAGAAGCAGTTCAAGATGCCATCATCGATATCGCTAAAGACCCGGAAAAGGCTTACGACCTTGCTGGCCTTATCCGTAACTATCAATTAAAGAGAGATAGAAAAGACGGAGCACCTAAGAACCCACTTAACTTAACCCGTGAAGAGATGATTAAGCGTCTCATGTGGTTTAAGTTTAAAGCAGGTGCGGTAAAGAACGAATCTTACTTAGTGCAAAAAGCTATGAAAGATTATGAAAAAGATTTAAAGTCTCTTTCTAATGAAGACATGATTGCCATCCTCGAGCTTTATTACGATGAGATGGATGCCAAAGTTGCTCAGGAGAACGAAGAAAGACAACGAAGAATTGATGTCGCTGAAGCTCGCGCTAGAAAGCGTAGGGAACGCGAAGACAAGCTTCTTAACGAAGGAGAAGAAGAAGAAACTCCTGAAGAAGCACCAGACGGTCGTAAGAGACTTGTAAAAGAAGAGCGTCCTACAGGAACTGCAAACGAAGGAGATCTCTCTCCTGGCGGCGACTGGGTTTATGTAAAAGCAAGACCTGGAGACCCTACATCTAGAGAAGGATGGTTTGCTTCAGATCAACTCAATGAGAAGTATGAAAAATATGGTTATGACGTAAGCAAGTGGCCTGAGTTTGAAGAAGAAGAGCCTAAGCCAGAACCAGAACCTTCTGAGCCACCTCTACCACCTCTTTCTGCTGACGCTAAAGAAATTCTTAGAGCTCTTGTTGATAGACGCCGCAAGATTCAAAGAAAGATCGATAAAGCAGATCTTGATGAGACAACTACTGCATCAAAGAGAAAAGCTCTTAAAGATGAGCTTGATGAAGTAACTAGAATTATTGACTCTCTTGTTATGGGTACAAAGCCAGCAGAAGCTCCTGCAACTTCTGCAACTCCTGAGACACCTACAACACCAGATGCAGCTCCAGAAGAGCCAGCTTCTCCTGCACAACTATTACAGGGAGTTACGACAAATAATCTTAAGCCAGGCGATGTTTTAGTTGGCGATCATTTTACAATTACAGATATTAAAAAAGAAGGCACAAAGAAAGTAAATGTTGGTGGTAAAACTCAAGATATTCCTGCATATAGAGTTTCAGGATACTTCCCAGGCTCTGTAGAGCAATCAAGCAAGCTTTGGTCAGAAAATTATGCTCCAGATGTTTATCGTGGAGCAACTCCTCCAGCAATGGGAGATTCTCCAGCACTAAATCAGCCGAAGGCAGAAGATTATGGTACAGAGTTTGCTTGGCCTAATCAAACGCCAGTTAAATTTGGAGAGAGAACACTTAATGCACCTAAGAATAAGGAACTTGCAGATAAATTCTTAGAAGATTACGCCGTATATGATGCAGAGCGTCTTCGTCGTAAGGCCCTCTGGGAAGCACCTCAAATCGCTAAAGAAAATAGCGACTCTTATAACTCACCAATTACACCTACAAACACTATTTATGTAGAGAACGTACCAGCATCCGAAGTTAAGGTCGGAGACATTGCATTTAGAAAGAATAAGCTTGGCGCAGGAGAGTTCTTTACAGTTACTAAGGTTGTTGGTACCAAGGATGGTGTGACAACTCTTGAAGGACACTATGTCGGTCACCAAACTCAGACTAAGGAATGGCGCTCTGGAACAACAATCGATGTCATTCGTGGAGAGAAAAACCTTCCAGCAGCAGGAGACAAAGAACCTCTAGACAGACCAGATAAGTCACTTCCTAACGCCTCTGAACTCGAGAAAGAACGCAAAGCAAAGATTGCAGAAGCAGATAAGGGTTATACCCCTAACTTCCCTTCAAAGACAGCAGAGCAAGGAATTACTCCACTAGCTACTAAGCCTCAGCTACCTGCCTTCTACGGCACAGCCGAAGAGCTTCTTGCTTTAGGTGATGGCCCAGCTATTCTTGAAGCTTTAGACGCCTTAGAAAATGGTTATGTTGTCTTTGACTTTGAAACAATTGGAAAAGATGTACATAACGTTCAAGACCCAGATGCTCCTATCCAAGCTGCTGCAGTTAAGTACGTTAAAGGAGAGAAGGTAGGAGAGTTAAATCTTTATATCAATCCAGAAGAACCTTTAGGTAACTTCTACTACACAGAAGAAGATGGCAAGAGAGTTCTAAAGAAAGATCGCGTTCGTGATTCTGAAGGAAATCCAGTTACAGATGAATGGCTAGCAACACAGCCAAGTGTAAAGGAGCAACTACAAAAACTTGTAGATTTCTTTGGCCCAGATGCAATCCTTGTTGGTCAAAATAATAGTTTTGATATTAATGTTCTAGAGCGTTTTGCCGAAAAACTAGGTATTGACTTTAAGCTAAGCGGAGCAATCGATACTGTAGGAATTGCTAGGGCTCTACAAAAGCGTGAGTTTGCGACTATTACTCTTCCAGAAAACCCTTCTGAAGGAGATACAGTAACTTCTAGCCAAGGAAATACTTGGGAGTTTAAAGATGGAAGATGGAAACAAAGCAACAAGCTTGAAGATTTAGCTAGACGTTTAGGGGTTCTTACTGGTGAAGGAGATAAGTTCCACGATGCACTCTTTGATGTTGAAATTACAGAAAAGGTATTACGAGCACTATTAGGTAAGATGAAGGCAGGAGAGGTTTCTGCTGGAGGCTCTAAGAGTTATGATGGCAAGTATAGCGCTTGGCTAGATTCTCGTGAAAAGAGAAAGAAAGAGCTTGCAGATATTGCAATAGCTAATGCTTGGTCAGGAAATGTTTCAAGTAATGATGAACTTATTGCTAATGTTAAAGATTCTCTTGATGAGAAGGTATCTGATGTAAATGGTGAAGAAGAAGTTCTTACCCCTAAAACTTATACCTCTAAACTTTTTGGTGACACAATTACTTCCGACTGGGTACTTGACCCAGAAAACACAGATCTTATTACAATACAAAATAAAGATGTAATTTTAGGCGACTTTATGACAGGTAAAAACGGAGAACTTTACGAAGTTATCGGTTTTGAAGATGATGAAGTTAAACCTTTTGAAGCAAGAAAAATTCATAGAACAAATCTAGAAGACCCAACAATAACTTTAGATAGTCGTGACTTAAGCCCTAATACAAGAAAAGATGGCGGAACTGGTTTCTTTGATGTAGGAAAAATGTCAGTTTATCGTAGAAAAGAAAATGCTGGCAAGACAACTCCTCAAATAAGAAGAGATATCAAGGATCCAAACGATGTATCTCCTAAGCCTATTGATTTGGTTCCAGATGTAGAGCCAGTAAAGGGTGAGCCTCTTACTGATGAACAAATTGATAATGTTGCTGGACAAGCAATTGCAGAGATTGTTGCACAATCTAAGCCTCAAGATTCTGACGAAACTGTACCTGTAAAGACAATTGAAGAAACAGTACCTGATCTAAATCTAGATAATTCAGTTAAAGAACAAGTAAAGAAAAGAATTAAACTTGATGTCCCAGCAGGAACACCTTCAGATGCACACCTTTCAGCTGATGATGTACCACTTGCTGAAGGCGATCAGGTGATCAATGCTAAAAACGGAAGAGTGGGAAGAGTAAGCACGATGTTTGCTCTTTATAACGGTAAATACACTAATTATTTATTAGTAAGATATAAAGATTCAGGAGATAGAGAACCTATATCTTCTAAATCTCTTAC